TAGTGTGGCGCTTGTATTTGGCCTGGAAGAAGGTCACCTCAGGGTTACCGGTAAGGTAGACATCCTGGGCGCCGTAAGCTACGAGTTGCATAAGACCACCGGCCATTTTGAGAGTTGTTGTACTATAAGCAGAGAAATTAATTACGGGTAAACGCGCAATTTATGATTTGGATTTTTCTCTGTTTACAACAAATGTCGAAACACCCTGAAGAAATCGAAGAAGGAGAAATTATTGAAGATCAAGATCAAGATCAGGAGGAATATTCTGATTCGGATGCTGAGATTTCAAGTCTCATCGATCCAGGTGAAGAGGGGGAAGAAATGGATTTAGCTGAATTATTGGGAACATTGTTCGCTACGGATGAGGGTGACACTGTTTGTAGTGCCCTGATTGGGATTTCTACTCAAATGCAGGTCCAAAACAAAATCCTTGTAAAAATGCTTGCTCAACTTCAATCATCGAAAAAGTAATTAAAAGAAAAAATCGTATTATAAATAATGGAAAATACTCACTTCATCGATAAGGAACCCAATAAATATGAAGCCCTCACGGAACTTCATAAACAGCAAATTCGGTCGATGAATGAGGAACAGGCAACACGTGTTTTAGAAAGATTAGAATATGCGTGGGACTTACGTGAAAAGAGCTTTCTCAGTTCTCAGAATCTTGGATATAACCAGTTCATTGATCGTTCTTATTTTAATGAAGATGGATCCATATCAATCAATGACATTGATCTGGGAGCGATCAAAGCTATAAAAAAAAGGCAGGTAGACTTTGCAGTTGATCTAAGAAATCATGTCAATAAACTCGACAAGGCCAAGGAGAAAGAAAAAGGTGAAGAGGATAAAAGGGAAACGGATGATTTCGGTCTTAGTTTAGACAAGCGAATCGCCAATATCATTCTACACATTGAGGATGGTTTTGAGAATATTCGACGACACTATATATCTTATGAACGGGTCAGCACACCTACGGTTCAGCCACAGTTTCCTAGGTTCTCGGACCCATCCACAATGGATGATGAAGATATTGAGAATTTTACACCGCTTCAGAAGTGTTTAGTGTTTACACTGGAGGAAATCTATAAATGTGGGTACCGTCGATACAAGGGACATTGTTGTGAAGAAATTACGACCTCAGATGGCTACAAAACACGTGCATGGTATCCAAAGTTCACTATTGATAAGTTTGTATATTCCATTGCACGAAGGGATTACATGTTTACAAATTGGAAGAACTTTACGAGTAAAGGATCTATCGCCCGTGAAGTGATTGATAATATCTCAAAATGTGACGATCAACAGTTCCCCGAAATTAGTAAGAGACGCCATGTCTGGTCGTTTAAAAACGGTGTTTTCGTTGGAAAAGAATGGATTCCCGACCGTGGGGTATATGATTGCCGCTTCTACCCATACAACCACCCAGATTTTGCATGTCTCGACCCAACTATCATTTCCTGTAAGTATTTCGATCAAATGTTTGATGACTATTCCCACCTTGAACGTTGGCAAGATATTCCAACCCCACATTTTGACAAGGTTCTACATTATCAGAAACTTGAGACTGAAGTATGTAACTGGGCGTACGTAATGGGTGGTCGTCTCTGCTACGACGTCAATGACTTGGATAGCTGGCAGGTTATACCATTCTTCAAGGGTATTGCACGTTCTGGTAAGTCTACGTTAATTACGAAAGTATTTAAGAAATTCTACGAGAGTGAAGATGTAGGTGTTCTAGCGAACAATATCGAGAAAAAATTCGGTCTTTCTGCGATCAAGGATAACTTCATGTTTATCGCCCCAGAAATCAAATCCGATTTGGGTCTCGAACAGGCTGAGTTTCAGTCGATCGTATCCGGTGAGGATGTTTCCATCGCTGTAAAGAATAAAACTGCCCTATCAATTGAATGGAACGTTCCTGGTGTACTCGGTGGAAATGAAGTTCCAAACTGGAGAGATAATTCTGGATCTATTCTTCGACGTATTCTACCATGGAGTTTTACGAAACAGGTGAGAGAGGCTGATCCCCAGCTCGACGAAAAACTCCACAAGGAACTTCCCGCTATTCTTCTCAAGTGTGTTCGTGGTTACCTTGACTATTCTAACAAGTATAGGGACAGAGACATCTGGAGGGTAGTACCCCCGTATTTCCTACTTATCCAAAAGCAGGTGGCAATGGTTGCGAGTACATTGACAAACTTTATGGAATCAACGTTGATAACCTATGGGGATAAACTCTGTGTTCCTCAGACGATCTTCGTACAGGTGTTTAATCAGCATTGTGTCGCGAACAATCTCGGTAAACCCAAATTCAATCAAGATTTCTATGCAGGTCCATTCAGTTCAAGAGATATTGAAGTACGAGATGAGGTTGTAACATACAAGGGGCGAACATATCCGAGACAACCAGTCATATTTGGTCTAGACGTTATCGAAGAAGGTCTCGGATTTACAACAGACTTCTAAAAAAAATAATTACAAATAGTAATATGAGCCAGTCTGTCAAGGAATTTGTTCGACAATCTGGCGTAGAACTCCAAGCCCCTGATTCTGCGTCAAATTCGAATAATAACTTCGCAAGAGAACTCGATTTTGAACTAGAACGTTCTGATCGTGATAGGGCAGCTCGGGAAGCCCGGGAAGCCCGGGAAGCCAGTGCAATGCGGGGTAGCCAATTCTTTCGTACTCCGTCGCGACCAATCCCCAGACAATCACAATTTCCACCTAGACTTCAGAGGAATATTGTAAACAATAGAACATATGGACGTTTTAAACAATTTGAAAACTCTAATAATGATTCCCCAATGAGTAATGAATTTGATGATGTTATATTAAATTCTAAAAATGAAAAAATGATTAACAATTTACTCGCTGAACAGCGTTTTTCAGATAACACTGAAATTAATACGAGGGATAACTTCTTTAATCAAAATATCGCTCCCCCACCTACGAATGGTCTTCAGGTAAGTAAATTAAACCCTGGTATGTTTAATGCGATGGTTAACAAGGAATTCGGTAATACACCCCGTTTAGACCTTAAAGCCATGCTCGTGAAAAGACCCCTTGGTAAAACTTCCGCCGGTGAAGGTCTTTATATAGATACAACAGAGATCAGGGGTAAGTATGGTCAGTTCAAACAAGGATTCTCTCACACAAAGGAGGCTGGTCCACAAGGTGATCTTAATAAGGCGTTTAGTACAGTTCAATTTGGTTTGCAAATTTCAAACAACGTTGAAAGTAAGGGTGCAACCGTGAGCTTTTTCCGTAATGGTAAAATTCGTTTCTCTGGTGGGTTCGTTGGTGCGAATATCACTAACCAACCAGAACTTATTCGACGATTTGTAGTTGACAATTACACTGATAAACAGCCATTCCTTTACAGTGACTTTGAATACAATAATTTAAGTGGTCAGTTCAAGGTTAATGGTATCTTCAAAAACATGGCAAATATTGCCCGAGAAAAGCAACAATATGGAATGAGTTATGCTACATACGAACCAGAGCTTACACCATTCCTTTATATTGAATCCACCGAACATAAGTTTATTATAACTAGGAATGGAAACGTACAGATTTCCGGTGCTAAATCACCTCAAGATCTTGAGAATGCCTATAGAGTTGGAACCGAATTTGTCAAAAAGCTCAATAGAGATGGTGAAATTGACATAACTGGTGTTTTCAATAACAGTCTCAAACAAGGTAAGACTAAGGCTAAGGCTAAGGCTAAAAAGGTCATCAAGAGATCAAATCTGAATAAATTTAATAAACTGACTAAAAATCAAATTAATGCAATTAAAATTGATGATAAAATGTTGAAAAATTTCGATAAAGCTGAACTCATAGATTTTGCCAGAAAGATGGGTATTACGAATTTTAGAAGTAAAGATGAAAAAACTGGTTTCCAAAGAGATTCTACCAAGAATCAAATTCGTTCAAAGATTAAGGAGAAATATGGAATACGAACAATCAAGTATAAAAATACCAATAAAGGTCAAAATGTGGCACTCACCGGTAATAATGTAAGATTCCGGATTGGAAAGGAATTATGTAAGAACATGAAAGTGAAGGAACTTCTTCGTATCGCTAGTGTTATGAAAATATCTCTCACCGGAAAAGAAAAGAAGGCTGATTTATGTAAATTGATTGAAAAGGCTAGAAACAGTATTGCTAATAAACCTGTCGTAAAACCACTTTCTCCTAGGGCCTTGAAACAAAAAGTGAAAAATAATAAGAGAAACACCAAAGAAATTAGTAAAAATTTTAATCGACAGATGAAAATAAATAACACTGAAATAAAACGAAGACTTAATGAAAATTCTATCCGCAATGACCTTGGTAAACTTTATGGGTCTAAGTGGATGAATAGATATAAACCTAACCTTACACAGGATGTAAAAATAATCCAAAATAAGATTCGTAACATTTCTAACGCCAACAAAAATAAGATGGGTGTACCTTTTAAACGTGAAATTGATACTATCAAGAAACACATGGTGAGTAACTGGAAGATGCAAAGAAAGAGAGATTTGGAGAAAAAATATCTTAATAATAAATTAAACGTCAACGGTGTTAATGCCAACTTGAAAAACGCATATCGACGGGCAGCGGTTAACTATATCATGAATTTGACGAACGCAAAGAAAAAAATAGACGCAGAAAAAATGAATCGTTATAAAAAACGCTGGCTAAAAACTCGTGCTAATGCTAATAATAACGCACGCCCTAAAGTAGGGGCTAAGGCTAGAATTAATAAGATGTAATATTCTCTATAGAGAGAACTGACACGATACATGTGATAAAGCATCCCGCGTTATATATCAAATCCCGCCACCTAGACGTAAAAACTAATGATGGACTTATGGTTAATAAGTACATAGCATGTCCCAATAATGGGGCGATAGATACAGGCTTTTTAGAATGAATTGCAATTGTACTTGATATAATAAATACCAAATTTATTATATCAATTATTCTTGAGAAAATAACAAGGTTATAAATAGATATAAGAAAAATAACTTCAAAAGCTATTCGCATATTCTTATTGTATTTTACTTCCACTACACCCGGAATGGGTTCAGGTTCTTGAACTGGTTCTACTAATGGGGGTGAAGTTTCAATACTTTCATTCACCCCAATTCGAAGAGATCCATCCGGTATTTCTACAACAACAAACTTTTCATTATTCATTATATACATTTTATGTAGGGATTAATACTTTTCTTAGGTTCTGCAATTTGTTTTAGATGAATAGTATGATAAGAAAAATTATATTTAGGAAATGTTTCTTTTATTTTATTAGACAATGTCGTAGCTGGAACTATATGGGATGACCCTAAACACACAGAATCTTTCTCATATTCAAGAAAACGATCCTCCATGTATACAAATTTTTCCAAATCTTCTTTCTTCACTCCATCCTTATGCATCAAAATATAAGTATCTTTAGATATTCCATTACTGATGTAAAAATGTTCGGATAAATCAACTTCCTCAGATGTTTTACGTTTCTCAAACATAATAAACAAGAGAACGATACCTAGTAGTACGTATATCATGCTATTATATAGATCAGATTAATTTTGAAAGATCTGTAATCTTATGAAGAATGTTGAAAAGTTGGTTGTGAGAAGTTACATCACCGGGTTTAACAATTTCAAGTTCGATTTGGTAGGATGCAGATTCTTCAGAATCCTTGTCAACACTGTCACCTGATGAGATAGTCATGTCGATACTGAGGTTTTTACGGACAAATGAGTGTCGAAGTTTAGATCTCTTCCTATCCATCTCATACTCCCCAAAGCTAGGAATCTCCCTAGAAATACTAAACCTGACATCTAGGGGTTCACATTTGAAATCTTCTTTTACGACATTAATTTTTTGTACCATAACTTGTTCCCCCGTGTCTTCATCAGACGAAATACGAATACCATTCGTATCATCATAATACACATCGGATGTAGTCGTTTTGACACTTTCCCATTCCGGGAACTTCTTGAGACCTTTTAGAACACGTTCAAATGTTTCTTTACCAACATTAGTGTCAAATAGAGAACCGTTATGTTTACCGAGACGAATCTCCACTTCAATGTGTTCCTCATCTTTATGAGAATTGAAGAGGGTGGTAACCTTTTCAGTGATAGTTTTGATATCCATTTTACTTACATTTACATAATGCGTCTTTTACTTAAGCCTTTTTTGTTCTTAAAGTTTAATGAAAGGGTTCGATAACAAAGGAAACACTTGTTATTTCAATACAGCTCTCCAATGCCTGTTATGTATTCCAGTGTTAAGTAACTTTTTCTTAAGGAGTCCTTATGATGGTGATTGTAAGTTTACACAGTGTTATTCTGAGTTAATTCGTACGTATTGGACGAAGGGTCAACGCACTCTCGATATCAAAACACTTATCGATCATTTCCGTGATAAGTTCCCCCGTTTCAGATCTAACGAACAACATGACGTTCAAGAAGCTATTATGTGTATCATCGATATTTTAGAGATATCTAGACCAGAAATCAAACAATGGTTTTATGGAAAGAAAACACAGAAAACTATATGGCCGGGTGGGAAGACATCGAATGAAGAGATATTCAGCGTTCATTTGATAACCTCCGATGGTAACGATATGGAAAAGATGCTTGCTAAAAGTACGGATTGGAATACAATTGAGAATTTTGAAGATACAGAAGGGAAAATGCATCATCTAGCTACGAGTCGAATGGTATTTTCTGAATTCCCCAAAGTTCTAATGATTTCATTTGATAGAAAAAGTCATATTAAAATTTTAGAAAAACTAATAATTGATAAACACGAATATACTCTCATATCGAGTGCTCTACATGTGGGTAATCAAAACGATGGACATTATGTAAGTTTTGTTAAATCGAAAAACAATTGGTATTTAATTGATGACGAAACAATTAAACAACACGATTTACCTGAAGAAGCTGGGTTTTACTTCATGGTTTACAATTTAAAAACTCCTCCATCTTAATGTTCTCCTTAATGTTAACGATCGTTCTATAAAACGTTCGACGATTGTTAGGGTGTGTTTTATCATGTCTCCTCTTAATCGGTTTCCACCACATTGGTTCTTCCCACCCCATATACATACATTCAACAATAGCTCCATCTTCGAACCATGGTTTATCGGCTATCCTGTTTGCAGGAATTTCAGACTCAAAAAACATCTTCCCTTTTTCTTGTATATACAATCTCCATGCAAGTGGTCCAGGGTTACACCCAGGTGTTTCCAAAGTGGGTTCACGTTTCATTAAGAAGTCTACAGTGTTTTTCATCTGTGGTTTCCATTTAAACATAGTCTCATGTGTTCCTAAACGAATTGGTTCATTGATCGGTGTAAAAACAAGTCCATCCACTTCTTGTTTTACCCCCGGGAGATAGTCTTCCATGAATTGTTTAAAGTCTTTCATATGGTGAAATTCTTTTAACTGAAGGCGATATTTATCGGACTTCATGTAAATAATTGGCTGAACTACCCCAAACTTAGCATACCCTAGTCGGTCCAATAAATTATCACTCCATACAGATTTCCCACTTATAAGCACAGCATCATAAATCATGAGTGTATTCTCATACAATTCGGCATCCAATATCGTCCCGTTATAGACCTCCTTTTTGAGATTAAGTGACACTTCAAACATATTGAATGCTCGATTCACAAACAGACATTTTTTCTTTCCCTCAAAAGTGAGAGCAACCATCATATGTCTCTCACCATCCGTCTTCTCACACACAACGTATTCACCCTTCTGTAGTATAGGGAAGTGCCTATACTCAATAGAAATTGGTTGAGGTCCGGGGAAATAGTCTTTACTACCCCATGTGGTGTGAATGAAGTTCACAACATATTTGTAAAGTGGGGAGTCCGACTTTATAGACATGTTTAATATTCACGTATAAACTTTAATTGACTTTTACACCGGCAGCGTTTAGAATGTTACTTACACATTCATGTGTATATGTTAGAGTTAACTTAGCTGCTGTAAATGCATAAACTCGCACATTTTGTTCGCTGAATTTCTCAAACATTTTTGGGGAAATTTTCCAGGTTCCAGCCTTTTTGATAACTTGTTTAGTATTCATCATCCATGCACGTGCATTAGTGAACGTTACATTATAGATATCCTTAGAAATCTTCTTTCCAACTTTAGTATCAAACTCGAGTCCCATTTGTGACACGGGTTCTTCGGAACCGGCTTGCACCTTGGTTTTAAACATGTCCCAATCAATTCCTTCCTTGACACCCGGGAATACTAGACATCCCAATGTATCATGGGGTTCGAAACACTGATCGAGTGAATCATCATCCATACCAATCCCGAAATCTATAAAGATGATACGATCGTGTGATTTCATATACCTTTGGATAGTTTCCGCTTTTTTGTATGGGTCATCATCAACATACGCTATCTCATTTTTACAGTTTTTTTGAAGACATCTAATATTCAGTCTCAAAACACTATGAAGTGTCTTCACGTGACACGATTTTGATCGTGTGACGAGAATAGTAACAAGATTCATATATATTAGGTATACTCTAAACCTTAAGCCTGTCATTGAGGCAACCACTGAATGGTAAATTCCCTACATGTCCTAATGTTGTATTGACATCCGCATAAATTTTACCATCAGCTTGTTGCCAACGTCGACAGAATGCATAGTCTTCAGATAGATACCTGCGATTCAATGGGTCAATCATACAGTCAAATGCTGCGTGATAATCGTCGAAATCTCGATTCTGATGATCGTTCTTACACCATAAATCTGGAAACTTCTCCTCTAGCGTCTTAAATACCGAACGCTTAATTACCATGAAACCTGTTGGCCCATCCAAGATTTCTATGAAACCATCCTTGATTGGGCGATTTTGCGCTCCGAAATTAATTACGAGACTGGATGACAGCATAGACATGTCACGAGTATCACCCTTCTTTACTGCTTCAGCTGCTTGATCCCACATGACAACCTTCTTGGGATAACACGCAACTGACAGATCATGCCCCGACTTAACGAGACGAACGACAGCCTCGGGATCGAAATGGATATCGGCATCTATAAACATAAAATACTCACAGTCAGTCTTTTGCATAAAACGACCTACGGAAACATTACGGGCGCGGTGAACTAGAGATTCATTTTCAGTTGTATCAAGAAATAATTGGATATTCTCTTTTATTAAAAGGATTTGAAGTTTGATTATACTAGTCAGATACTTTTCTAAACATAATCCACCATAACATGGTGTGGCTAAAAATAACTTCACCATTTACTATTACTAACTCTTAGCCTCTAAGTGCTTTTTTATAATATTCTCTATTTTGTTGAGTGTAGGTACCGATATATTACATTTTTCACAAAGTTCAGTTTTTTTTACTTTAGATCCTAGAATAATAAAAATGATAGCGGATGCTACACTGTTTGGTGTTTTACTCATGAGTTCTACACAGTCTTCCGTTGAGTTACATAGTTTGTTACATTGAAACCTTTCATCGCGTGTGATTTCAAACGAATTCAAAAGTCTATTCATTACGTCAAACGCTTTCGTAACATAATTCTTTTCTGTTATTCCCATGATCGTATCCTTAAATATCTGTGTAGTGCGACTCACATCTTTTGATTGAATACCGAACATATCCGATATTTCCTTTGTGGTTCGTGGGTGTTTAGCGAGGCGACATGCATATAAAACGCAGTTGGCTTTGATACCTAAACGTACCGCTCCACGAGTCAATTTTTCCTCGTTGAATTTTCTGTACATCATCTTTGCATCTTTGAGAACCGTATCGGGTAGAGTGTGACACGCTTCATCCATGTCACGGTATGCATGGAAAAGTGAGCGATCACGGTGGTTCATAGACATGTGGAAATTGATTTTTGCCATTCGTTTATTTTCATACGTCGACGAATGTTGGGTAGCTATAATAGTTCCTTTTCCCCAGTGTTGGGAAAAAAGCTCAGGGTTAGAATTCGGGTTACCACACCTAGATGGATCATTCACTTTTCCATCATCATTCATTCCACTCGTCCATTCAGCTGTGTCATCAATAAAGCGATCTTCAATGAGTCCACATTCCGAGCATGTTGGTAATCCTTCACGTGAATAAACCTTGACACCTAGACATTCACGACATATATGTGTATTCACTGGCTTGATTTCGTCTGTATTTTGTTTTAATAAATTGTCTACTTGAGACCATATAGTTGCCAGCATTGTTTTGAAATGGGCTCCTTTATTTAGTTTTTTCAAATAACGCATCACTGACTTAGGCGTCTTACACGTGATTCAATTAAATCAATTGCTTCTTTAAAACTGCGCGCTCCTGTAGAAGATGGCTCCCATTCCTTCCATTCTTTATCAATAGACGCATGATCGGGTGGTACTATGTCCTGCCCCTGAACCTCAGAATCTGGTACGATAAAACCTTCCATCTCCGAATCGGTGTCACTGTCTAGTTGCAGCTCTTGTACCTCACTATCACTATCTTCAATGTCAATTTCCGAGTAAAACGAGTACATGTCATCATCAACACGTTTCATTTCTAAATCTTCGAAAGTTGTTCCAGTTGGGTAATGTTCCATAAGACTGTCGTATGGTGCAGGGGACATTTCTACTCCATCAACCTTATACACGCAGGCAGATTTATAGATGGATTCAGTCGGGTTGAGATAATGAAGACCGAGTGTCTTGCCTGTATTCATTGCGACAACGGCATACATTACATCTTCCACACCATCTTCGTTTACTAAAACTTTTACGATATCATCTTGAATTATATCAGAGGGCACAATCATGCTTAGAGTTTTCCGACAAAAAATAATCAGCGATAATAGCACAGATGAAAGTTATTATATATTCGAAGGAAGGTTGTGAGTACTGTGACCTAGCCGTTACCTTATGTGAATCCGAGGGTTTGGATCATGAAAAGATCATGATCGAGAAAGAACAATTAAAAGAAATTTGCGGTGGTCCAGTATCAACCTACCCTCAAATATTTATTGATGATCGTCATGTCGGAACCTACTTTGACTTCCAAGACTACATTGAAGAAGAATACGAACCAATTCTCGCCCCTACACTGAATCGCTTTACAGTGTTCCCCCTGAAGTATCCCCACCTGTGGGAGCTTTATAAGAAGGCCCAAATGTCTAATTGGACTGCAGAAGAGGTTGATTTCTCTAAAGATGTAGAAGATTGGAAGACTCTAAACGATAACGAACAAAAGTTTATCAAGTATGTCCTAGCGTTTTTCGCTGGTTCCGATGGTATTGTTTTTGAAAACATTAACAATAATTTTGCTGATGAGGTACAGATTTCCGAAGCTCGCTCATTCTATGCGTATCAATGTCATAACGAAATGATACATGGCGAAACGTACTCTAAACTAATTGATAAATATATCAAAGACAGTACTGAAAAGAAGCAACTCTTCGAAGCCATACAAACAATCCCCTGTATACAAAATAAGGCCAACTGGGCTCTAAAATGGTTTGACACCAAAGCTCGTTCCTTTTCCGAACGTTTATTCGCATTTGCATGTGTTGAAGGAATCTTCTTTTCTGGTAGTTTTTGTGCCATCTTCTGGCTAAAGAAGCGGGGTTTAATGCCGGGTCTCTGTTTCAGTAATGAACTCATTTCTAGAGATGAAGGACTTCATCAAGAATTTGCTGTAGAACTTTTCAAAATGCTCCGTAACAAACCCTCCACTGAAACGATTCACTCGATCGTAAAGGAAGCTGTTGAGATTGAAAAGAATTTCATCATCGATGCTCTCCCATGTAACCTCATTGGGATGAATTCTGATAAAATGTCGGAATATATCGAATATGTATCTGATCGTCTCCTCAAACAAATAGGGCAGCCAGTCATTTGGGGTTCTAAAAACCCATTCGACTTTATGGAAAACATCAGCTTAGATGGAAAAACAAACTTTTTTGAAAAGAGAGTCGGAGATTACGGTAAAATGGACGATGATTCCGAGAACCTCGCCTTTGATGAAGAGTTTTAAATGGATTTCATATTTTACAACCAATTGACATGAATTGTTTGTAGAATACAATAATTGAGTATTGAGTATTGATTTATTGGAATAAGCCACCGTCAACACCGATCTCAAAAGGCTCTAATACCTTCTTGGTGTCAACTTGGGGAGTTTCAGGTTCTTTGAACCCTGGTTCGGGTGCAGGTGCTTCAGCCATAGGTACAACGACCTTTATACCCTTCTTCACCTCTTTCTTCTTCTTCTCGGGGGTAGCCCCACTGGAACATGAAGGACCATCCTTCCTAATGTTCATCATAGCCCAAACAACGAGCATGAAAACAACTGAGTGTACTACAAGACCCAATGTAGTAGGGCATCCCGTGGGGGACGCGATCCTGGAACCAATAATTCCCCTGACAAGACGAAATGTAGAGGGGTTGGCGATTACGAAAAACGTAAGAGCAGATATAATCGAAATGATAAACTTGTCTTCCTGTTTCTTACCGTTACATCCGCATCCACAGTCTTTAAATAGACCCATGATTTATATACTATAATTCAACAAAAAAAACTGGCTTAAAGTTGAACCACCTAGTTAATATATAACCAACTACAACATGTCGCTCTCTATTCAACAATCATCTGAATTCTCCCCTGCCTCCGTGCAGTTTTCAAAACTTCGTAAAAACAAGAATGGCGGCAAAGCCGTCTACCTCAATGCTGGCGACAACAAAAAACTATACGTTCAACTCCCTTTCATGCGCTCACCATATGGTCTAAGCGCCTATACTGATGAAGCGACTGGACGCACTTCGTACTCTCTTGACCTTTCCTTTGATCCCGATAATGCAGAGGCTATGGCGCTTCACGAGAAGCTTAGTGAACTCGATGACATCATCGTAAACACAGTAGCTGAGAATGCGAAGGAATGGCTCGGTAAGGAATTCAATGTGGCTGTTCTAAAAGAGGCCCTCTACAAGCCAATTGTTCGTCCGGGTAAGGAACAGTACCCTGCTACTCTCAAGCTCAAGGTTCTTACCAAGAGTGACGGTACATTTGTACCCGAATCATACAGTATGAACCGTGAACGCGTTTCTCTCGATAGTATCGAGAAGGGACAAAAGGCTCTAGCTATCATTGATATCAATCAGATTTGGTTCATTGATAACAAGTTTGGGGTCACCATCCGTCTCCAACAGGTTCTTATCGAGAAGTCTGTCAAGCTTCCTTCATTTGCATTTCAAGGGGTTGAACTACCCGATGAAGAGCTAGAGGTGGATGTTGAGATCGACGAGATTGAGGAAGTTGACGAGTAAATTTATAAATTCTTGCTCTGCAGCCGACGCCCACCTTTGTTGGTACGTTTTTTTGCTGACATCTTAAGAGGAGCTACCATTGCGTAGTGTTCTTCAATCATAGATTGTATCCGACCAAAGTGGTAGGCAGTAGTTACCAGGGTTGCAACGAATATAAGTTGTATAATCGCGAATCGGTTTAACTTCATCATTATATACTGTATGTAAACATAAAAAAATCCTTATTGGTAAGATACTTTTATATCTTACGAATAAATTCTCCGTATATACTAAGCATGTCGAACCTCGAGAGCAACCTCAAAAAAATTTTACGAGGTAAAAAAGCATGTAATCCAGGTGACTATTTGAAAGTCCCTAAATTCCGTAAAAATCTCCCACAAGAAATGAAACCTGGGAAGGGTAAGGTACTTGGTGAAGGCTTGTATGGTAAGGTGTACCGTGGGAGCGTCAATGATAACGGTCGTAGATATGTTGCATACAAAGAAATAGATACCAAAAAGAATGATTTGGGTATGGCTGCGTTTGAATATAAAGTTGCGAAAAAGCTGAAAGGTTACGGTGTTCCCGACATGTATCTTTACAAAAAATGCAAGGGTATGGATATTCTTTATCTTGAATATGTAAAAGGTGATGAATTACATAAATGGTGGAAAACAAAACCTTCAATAAATGAGATTAAATCTGTCATGACCCAGATTTTGTATAATCTCTATAGAATTAAAAAGAAGTTCCCGGGATTTAGACACCACGATCTTCATAGATCTAATATTTTGGTTAGATCCGTTCCTGTCAAGAAAATTGAGGTGAAATTGTTAAACAAAACCTATACTATCTCGAATGGTGGTGTTGAGGCCGTCATGATTGATTTCGGTCTATCCCTCTTCCCTAAACTAGCAAATCCTGCTATTAATGATGGTGGTCTCAAATCTGTAGGGATTTCGAGAAAGTCCCACCATCTATATGACCTTCATCTATTTTTGAATACTATTTTCACGTTAGTCAAAGATCCACAAAATACGGAAGAGCGTCAAGTATTTGAATTTATCAAATCCATTATCCCCGAGGGGCATCGTGGTATGGCGAATAAATACGTGACACAGTACCGCCTCGGGCCGAACATGGATGCTAACCATAATAAAAGTTTACCCAGTTTCGAACAGGTTTTATCTAAACCCTTCTTCACGGGTGAGAGTCAAGTAAACAAAATTGTCAAACGGGTTGTCCGTAGACCAAAACCCGCACCTCTGGTTATTGTCACCAAACCAAAAGAACCCGTTAATCAAGCGAATGCCATGGCGCGTGCAATTGCTGTTATGAAAGCGGGTAGAGAAAAGAAGAAAGTCGTACAACCTTTGAGGAAGCCGGGTGTCGTCGTTAAGAAGCTTACCCCCAAAGCTCCCGTTAAAGAGAAGGAGATCGTGGACTTATATATGTTTACCAATATGAAGGGTAAAGAACATATGTACAAGTCTAAGGCTTGGTATG